ATACATCTGTAGTAGCGAATACACTTGATAAGTTTTATCAAAATGGAGCGTTAAACTCTACTCCAACTTGTTTATCAACAGATATGTTAAATCCATTAAGTAAAGATAAATATAAAGTATATTATCATCGTCGTTTTAAGATGGGCGCTGCAAGCGACCCTGATACTTACAGTGGAACTGCATCAACTGCTCAACAGCATCCGGCAAGTAATGATTTTAAATTAAGTCAAACATTTGGTTTTGATGTGTGTAAATACATATTAAAAAACAAACATTTAAAATATGAGGACAATGCTCAAACAGCTCCTTATGCCCCGCCTAATAATGCTGATGTTGTTAATTTAACATTATGGGCAACTTTTACCCCACAAACTGGTCAAGCCGCAGGCACAGGGACAACAGGAACATATAGGTCATTATATTCTATAGATGCACTTACATACGCTGAGTATGAAGATGCTTAAAAAGTCCAGAGAGTAAATAAATAAAATATGATAAGATTAGATTGGTGGAGAGAGGAATCGGTTATTGCCCTAAAAGGATGTGTTCATCCACGAAGTGGATGAGGCAAACAACTTTTATGGGCGTTAGACGATGACGGTGCGACGAATTAATCACTATCAAAAGATGTATAAGAATTGTTATCGTCATCATACACAATAGGTGTAGGAGGTCCAAGGTTAGTAATCTTCCATCGATCGGCTGATAATTTATAAGCGTGTTTTGGTGCAAAATTAGCGAATACAATAATGTGGGGACTGTTGAAGGCTTTGAAACCAGTCTCAAACTTATAATTACAAATTAATCCATTCTTAATACTTTCAAGCGATGCATAGCTCACGTTGCCCTCATTAGCTCGTGGGATATCAAGCATAACACAATTAACCTTATCCATATCAGTGTTAAAAACTATGTTCATTATATCGCCATATTTGCCCCCAGCGATAAATAGAACATTATGTTTAACAACACAATACTTAATAAACGCAGATTTACCAATATTGCCTACTGCATCATAATACCAGTGGATAGTTCTATCATCTGGTTCTTCAAGAATGATTTTTTCAATATCTAATTGAAAAGGTCTTAATTCTGTAATAATTTTAACTGGCTTGGGCTTTGGAGGCATACCCCAATCCCAAACAGGATTCTGCTTACTGCAATAGACAATATTTTGAGAACGGTTGCCTTTAGCAACTTCCCAGTGGATGCGTTTAGTCTTAAACACAGACAAAGGTCTAGCTTTGGTCTTGAACTCAATATACCCTTGCAGGTGAGGTGTTCCTGTGTCTCCAGTCTCCTTAGCGATTATCCCGAAATCGCACATTACTGGAACAATGGAACATATATAATCAAACTCTTCATCTGTCCAATGATTTAGGGTGAATGCCCAGCGTTTAGCTGGGTTAATTTTGAGTTTTTTGGGAGGCGAAGCCGCGGAGTTGGAAATAGTATTACCCAACTCCGTAGAACTCTCTGGAACTTCTGGAACATCGTAAAATGGCGTGTATGACTCAGACATTTTATAAGATGTAGCAATATTTTAATTCTAAATCAATTTTTTGAAATTAAAATATAAAAAAATAAAATATAATGCATATATAAATGCCCTATTATGGAAAACGCAGAATGCGGATGGTCGCCGTCAAGCCAAAGGCCTCAGCGAGAAAATACGCAAGACCTCGTAAAAACTATCGTAAAAAAGGTTCGCCTACTTTTACGCAGAAAGTTCAAAAAATTATTAGTGCGAATAATGAGAATAAGTTTACTTCAACATTAACATATCAAGATGGAGTAGTGAGAGTATCACGAGCGGCATCAACTGATACATACAAGTTTTTTACGTGGTCTCCTGCAGAAGATGTAACAGGAAGTAGATTATTTAATTTAGTTTCTGGAACGTACGAGACCCAACGTATTGGAGACACTATTAAATTAAAACGATGGATTATTAAAGGAATAATTCAACCATCAGTATCAACAGTAGATATTCTACCTAATTCATTTGTAGGATATGTAGATGTGTATTTTGGAAAGTTATTAAAAAATACATCTGTAGTAGCGAATACACTTGATAAGTTTTATCAAAATGGAGCGTTAAA